GGGTTCAACGCTAAACCAGCAGAAAAAGATGTATGGGCAGGGATACAAAAAGTCAAGTCAATGCCGCTATATATCACAGCAGACAGCGTAAACCTTATAAGAGAGATACAAAGTTACAAGTGGAAGACTGACAAAGACGGTAATATAACAAGCGACGAAGCACCTGTAAAGGAAAACGACCATGCTTTAGATGCTTTGCGATATGCAGTATTTACAAAACTAAGTAGACCCCAACCGACATGGGTAGCATTTTAATATGAACATCATACAAAAGATTTTCGGAGGCAGGAAAAAGGCAATGTCCTTTCAGGGGTATACAGTAGGGGCTGCACCTGTTTACTTTACATGGAACAAACAAAGTAAAGCCTATTCGGAAAACGATTCGGTATATACCGTTATTAAGAGGATAGCACGAAAGGCATCATCTGTTCCTATTTATGCTTATAAGCCAAAATCAGATATTCAAAAATATAAAGCAGCATCTAAGGGAGCGCAAAATCAATCATCGATCAGACGGTTATTTATTGAACGCGTAAAAGCACTGGACGAAATAGATACTAATAACCCGTTGGCTAAATTGATGCAAAACCCTAACCCTTCGCAGGGTTCAGATGCGTTCTTTGAGGGTTTGTTTTCTTTTTACGCATTACGTGGTGAGGCTTTTATCTGGTTAAACAGGGGAGGTATTGAAAATGGTGAAGTGTTGGAAATGTACATTATCCCTCCTGATAACATGAGCTTAGTACCCGACCCTACCGATTTATACGGTGTTATGGGTTGGTTATTTGATATAAACGGAAAGCAAGTCCCAATACCAAAAGAAGATATTATCCATTGGAAAACCTTTAATCCTGTTTTTGATGCAGTACACAGAACGCATTTAAGAGGGTTCGATCCGTTGCAACCGTTAGGCCGTAGGGTGCAGATGGATAACGACAGCATGGATGCAGCGGTAGCCATGTTTCAAAACGGAGGTGCAAAGGGTGTTCTTTATAACGAAACACTTGACCAGTTAACACCAGATCAAGCTACACAGCTTAAATCGGTAGTAGATAGTAAGATTAACAATACAGCCATGAAAGCGGCTGTAGCTACTTTACAAGGTAAGTGGGGATATGTAGACATCGGAAAGGATAGTACAGATATGCAGTTATTGCAATCTCAGGACATGACATTAACACGCATTGCAAACGGGTTAGGTGCTGATGCTGATTTGTTCGTTTCTGGTCAAACGTTTTCAAATAAAGAATGGGCGCAAAAGAATTTGGTATTACAGTTAGTAATGCCTATGTGCTTTTCGCTAAGAGATGAATTAAACCGTTCTTTAGTGCCTGCTTTTAAAGGCAATGCTTTTGTTGATTTTGACTTTTCAATGTTGCCTGAATTACAAGACGACATTGCTAAGTTAAGCACTACTTATAATGGTTTATTTGACAGGGGTATTATTTCAGGTAATGAATACAGAGAACTGGCAGGATTTGAGAAAACTGATAATCCTATACATGAAATGTATTTAATTACAGGCCAGTACAATATGCTTGAAGATGTAACAATGCAACCCGAAGAACCGCAACAGGATAACTTAAAATACAATGACTACGGAAGTTAAACGACTCACCGAATCAATTTCTAAACGTATTTACCCTGAAACGGAGAAAGAAAAAAGGTGTATTAATGAGTTTGGGAAAATGGTAATTAATCGGGGGCATTTAAGTAAAGCACTTATTGAAGTAATTACGAAATATGAACAACAGGCAGAGGCGGCTATATTGGAGGATTCAGCAGAACAAGACGAACAGGCAAGTAGCAAGGTTTCGGGCTAAGTTCTTTAATGCTTTACAGGCCGATGTTCGTTCGTTTGAAAATGCCATACAAGAAGGCGGCTTTCAAGGTGGCCAAAGGTTTATAAACAACTTAATACTATCCCCTAAAATAAACAAAGTACTTAACGAAGTTTATTCAACTATCGGGGTACAAAATGCCCGAATAACTTACAACGGGCTAAGAACGGAAAAAGCATTTACAGACTGGTTAGGTAAGATACTTGACTACTTAGGCCAGAATTTCTACGATAAAGGGGTGTTTCAAATCGTTAAAACTTCAAGACAGATATTTATTGATGCTTTGGCTTTGGGAACGGAGCAAGGTTGGGGCTATCGTGATATGTCAGCTTATTTACGTGATGTTGTAACAGGGATAAACCGCAGACGGGCTGAAACAATTGCAAGAACAGAAATAGGTAGGGCAATACATTCGGGTCAGTTTGTAGGTGCTGATTCTTCGCCCTTTGAATCGGTTAAAGAATGGATAAGCGCAAAGGATAACAGAACCAGAGGTAACCCGTTCAACGGGCAAAGAGATAAGGCAGACCATTGGGATATGGACGGGCAACTTGTAGATGTAAATAAAAAGTTTATCGACCCCCGTAATGGTGTAGAGTTAAACCACCCGCACGACCCCGAAGCAGGTGCTGCTGATGTGATAAACTGCAGGTGTACTTATGCGGTAGTGGCTAAACGAGATGAGAATGGAAGAATGATACGTAAAAGAACAGCGGTTGACAGAATTTTTTAATAATTCAATTTATTCAATCAATTTTGAAAATATGATGCAGCATAAAGTATATGACCTTAAAGCGTTGGACGTTGATACGTCTAAACGTGTGGTTAAGGTTGCATTTGCCGAGTTAGAGAGCAAAGACAGAGACGGGGATATTTTTGAGCCTACAGCGTTCGATAAGTCTATACGTGAGAAAGGGCCAAGTGGCTCTAATGAGATTTGGCATTTGATTAATCACGAAAAGAAGCTGCAAAGTGCGTTAGGTAAATTCTCTAACGTTTACAGAGAAGGAAAATATATAGTAGGCGAAAACTCATATCGGGATATGTGGCTTTGGAAAGAAGTAGCATGGCCTTTATACGAAAAGGGTGATATTACTCAGCACTCAGTAGGTTTTAACATTATTAAAGAACATAAAGCAGCAGATGCAAATATTATAACCGAAGTGCAATTATGGGAAGGTAGTGCGGTATTATGGGGAGCGAATCCTAACACACCTACTTTAGATGTAGCTAAGTCTATATTTAAAGAAAAGAGCGAAAGCGCAGCCGATTACATGGGTTTTGTGATTAAAAACCTGCAAGAAGGAAAATACAGCGGGGAAAACGAATCACTACTCATTTTAGAATTAAAAGAAATGTCAGCCTTATTATTGCCGAAGGAGACTTCACAAGAACCTGAAAAGCCGAACGAAAGTTCACTTGACTTGCAAAAGCTGAAAACAGAAATAGAATTATTAACACTCAAACATTTTTATAATGGTAAATGAAATTAAAGATGCACTTGAGCCAATGGTAAAAGAAATCAAAGGCGAAATTAGTGCAATTGAAAAGAAGCACGAGGCTACAGTAGCCCAGCTTAACGAAGATGCTAAGAAACATAACGAAACAATCGGTGAACTTTCTGAAAAGGTAAACAAGTACCTTGCAGAATCAAACCGTTTAAAAGCAGACAAAGCTGCTGAAATTAAAACAGGCTGGAACAATTCAGACCACTTTAAGAGCGCAGTAATGGACATCGTTGCTGAAAATTACGATGCTATTAAGTCTGAAAAGCAATTCAGCTCTACAAAGGATGTAGGCGTTATGACATTAGGTAACAACCTGACTGGCACAAGCCAAATCAGCTATGTACAGAACCCAATCATGCGTTCTTTCTACAATCCACATTTATACGATGTTTTCCGTATTATTCCTACTGCTACAGGTAACGTAACTTTCCCTCGTGGAAACAGCCCTGTAGGTGAAGGTTCATTCGGAGCGCAAACAGAAGGTAATGCTAAAGCACAAGTTGATTACGATGTAACAATGGTAAACGTAAGCGTTCCTTTCATTGCTGGTTATGCTAAGGTTAGTCGCCAAATGCTGCAAGACCTTCCTTTCCTGCAAGCGTATCTTTCCCAGTCATTGATTGAAGATTGGAACAGAGCGGTAAACACTCGTTTCCTCAATACTATTGCAACTAATGCAACTGCATTGAGTTCTTCTTCTACTCCAACTGTTGAAAAGTGGATCGATTCAATTGCACAACACGCAAACTTAGGTTTGGGTATGGCAAACGCTATTTTCACTACTTATTCAGGTTGGGCAATGGCTATGAAAACCAAGCCTTCTGACTATTCAGTACCTGGTGGTGTAACCATCGGTGCTAACGGTGAAACTCGTATCTTGGGTATCCCTGTTGTTCCACATTCTCAGGTTACAGCGGGTCGTTTCTACACTATCAATACTGATGCTTTCTCGATTGCACAAGCAAGCGGTTTGCAAGTTCGTAGCACAGAAACAGATCAAGACGATTTCATTAAGAACCTCGTAACATATCGTGCAGAAGCCCGTATCGAGTTGTTGAGCTTCCAGCCAACTGCTGCTGTTTACGGTACACTTGGCACATAATTCGGTTAGTCTTTCATGTGTATTTTAGCCTCCTGATTATTCGGGGGGCTTTTTTGTTACTATGTTGCAAAAATAAATTACTGTAGATATTTAATATTAAGCAATTACTTTATACCTTGTGTTAAATTTAAACAACATGAAATATTTATTTATCTTAATCTTAGCGGCATCCTGCTGCAAAAAAGAAAAAATTAAAGAATGCTACAAAATCAATAGTTACAAAATGGTTGATACTTCACCACAGACATACGAAGTAACAGCGGTAAACATACCTTTACGTAAGTCTGTTGTTTACCATACAAACCAGTTACCAATAATCGGAAAAGAAATCTGTTTATGACACCTAAAGAAAAAGCAG